GGTCACAGTTTTCGTGGAGGATTCTCATAGCGATCAACTTCTACCACCCCACTGTATGTCAGGAAAGGCCTTCGATACTTGTTCCTTGGTCAGTTTAAACTTTGTCCCAAGCTGTTTGTCCTTAACCAGACAGATGATCTCTGCCTCTTCGGGGTGGAGACCTTCCAACATCTGAATGAACATGGTCTCTCTACGGGTCTTGGAGAGACGATCATTACCACCCTTAACAAAGTGGTAGAGGTTCTTCCATTCCTTCCTCAGAGAGGTGTGGTCAGTCCCTACAGGAACTTCATTCTTGTTAAAGGGAACCTCACCTTCAGGTAGTACACTGATCACAGTGTCATCAAAGTTCCAGATTAGAATAGCGGTCAAGGCATCATTACGATACTCTTTCAATGCTTCCACTTTCTTGGCAACAGATCTCTGTTTAGAGACATATCCAAGGATCTCATGAACAAATGCGTTAGGTGGAAGTTTTGTAGATGTAGCCATAGTAATTTCTTCTATCAGTTCAGTATATCGTATTTATTGGGGTGATTTAATCCTCTTCTTGTGGTGTCTCACCCCAACCAGCTTCAGGTTCATTGTCAAACCTTACTGCAAAGATGTTATCAGGAATGACATTTCCGTTCTCATCAAACATCTCGGGGTGCATAGGAACAAACTTAGAGTCTCTTTGTAGTACATAGTCTTTGGCTAACCAACCAACTACGCTTCCTAGTATCAGAAACATCACACAGAATAGTGTGGAGAATGTGAGTGTAACTGCAAGCATGGTTTCCTCCTAGGGCTTCTTCTTTATATCAAAGGTGAAATCAAAGGTCAATCGCCACTCTCTATTGAAGAGGGACATGACGTTACCAAATCTGAGTCTGTAAGTTGGTTTGTCCTCCCTCCTTTTTTTATTTCTGATCATCAACTCGAAGCCACGATCAATCGTAACCTCTTCTGATGATAACTTATTTAGAAGTTTTCCTCCTTCTTCCTGGTCTTTTTTCTTGCTCATACTTCCATGCATCCTCTAGTAAAGAGAGAAGATAGTTCTTTATTTTTCTAGCCTCTGGTTTACCCAGATGACCATACCCTTCTCTCAATTGTTTGTGTTGATCATCGTCACCACCCTCAAGATAATCCTCAAGATCCATCACAAGTAATTGTATCTCTTTAGCAACAGAACTCTCAATGAACTCTGTAGCATCCTTCTTCGTAGCTTTGGTAGACTTAAGATACTCATACATGTTGAGTAACTGTTTGCCTTGGAATGCACCATCGATGGTTTGTTCAACGAGGGCGAGTAGTTCCCATGTGTTCTCCATTATACCAAATTGTTTTCCTTTAGATAGGTTACTGTTTCAGAGCACCCACCAATATCTTTCCAGTCTTCCGTTTCAGTACAGACTCTGACCTGTGGGAAAGTAGAGCCATGACCAAAGGTTTTATAGAACTCTTGGCGTGTGTAGTCCTCATCGAGTTTATATATGACATGTTTCACTTCTGCCAACTTTAACAGCTGTGCGACTTTGACACAATAAGGACAACCATCCTTAGAAAATACGGTGAAAATCATAATAGAATAAGGAAAGGAATAACGATAATGAAACAAGATATTAAACCACCCCCAACCTCTCTAAGAAGCTGGGGGTAGATACTATGAGGGTTGTCAGGCATCTAGTGTGTCTCTGAGTGTATAGTCTTTTTTAAGTTTCTCGATGAATTCATTTCTGGCTAGTTTGGCAGTGTACCCAGGATAGAATCTCTCCATCAATGCGGGAACACCCATACATCCAGGGTAACCTCCCTTGATCCAGACCTCTTTACGGTCTTCAAGTACAACATGATTAAAAGGGAAGTGTGACATAAGTCGCTTACTCATAAGTGAAAGTTTTGTTCTTAATTTTGGTGTCGAACTCACCGGTCTTTCCTGGTTTCATTTTACCTGTCTTTACTCTAACACCTTCTCCGGGCCATGACTTGTTGGTGCCGACCAGTGCTGCATCTGACTTTGGTTTCTTCTTGATAAGAACACTATCCTGATTATACTTCTTACCAAGTTTTGTTATAGCTTTCTTAAACTTTCTTTTACCCTTCTTACCAGATGTTACAACATGGGATCTCTCACCCACCTTCTTCTCATCTTTAGTGCCAGGGTTCTCAGTGTAACGACCAGACACCTTAGTGGCACCAGGAAGACCGGCACCACGAATGTCTTTGTCTAGTTGTCTGGATCTAGCCGCATTCTGCTTCTTGGTCTTATCACCACGTTGAGCAGACATGATGGCCATCCCACCCTTCTTATCCTTCTGACGGATTCGATTCAGGGATGACTCCTGCATGAACTCCAGAAATGTCATCTTCAGTCTCTACTGTATCGGAATTATTTAGAGAGTGATGAGGTTTGAATTCCTCCATGGGTTGTGACTTGGATAGGTCACGACGACTCTGATTCTTGATGATAATAAAACAATCTTTGTTGTACTTACGAGTACCCTTAGGTGATTGCCACTTCTTGTTGTAGACTTCACCTACATCAATACCAGAGACCTGTGTTCCACCCAGTTCAACTGAGATCTCATCACCAGTCTCCCATCCTAGTTTTTTGATTTGTTCCTGTACCATGTCCATGATACCACCCTCCTTCCAAGGAGAGTAATCAGGTTCTTCCAGAACCCTTTCATCAGGATCAAGTTTTCCAATCATACTAAGTCCTCTTCTCATACCAGAATAACACATCCATCTTAGGATAGAAAGCCATCCATGTATCAACATAACTTATGGCTTCCTCCTCCTTGTAAAAAGATGCTTCTAAGAAGGGTTCTGTTCCCTCTTCAAGTTGTTCAGGTCTCCCTGAAAAAACTTTATACATGTTTGATTTCAGCGGCGTCTTTATCAAAAATCTCCAGACCCTTATCGGTCAGGATGTGATCGTACATTTGATCAAAGATAGTAGGTGGTAGGGTGACCACATCAGCTCCATTGTAGAACGACCTTACAACTCTTTGAACAGATCTTATCGAGGCAGAGAGAACTCTAGTACGAATGCCATGAATACGATACAACTCCACGATAGAACGTACCACTTCAAGACCCGCGACACTTTGGTCATCCAGTCTTCCAACAAAGGGTGAGACATAAGTTGCTCCAGACTTGGCGGCCAGAATGGCCTGTGCTGCACAGAAGATCAATGTGACATTGACTCGGATACCTTGTTCAGATAGTTCCTTACAAACTTTAAGACCATCTCTAGTCATAGGAACTTTGATGGTGGTCTGATCTCCGAACTTCTTATAAAGTCTGAGACCTTCATCATACATCTCCTGTGCGGTGCCCATCACCTCCATACTGATGTCAGGTACACCAAGGTCAACAATCTGTTGATACACAGTGTCAGGGTCACGTAGACTCTTCTTAATGAGTGTAGGGTTAGTGGTCACACCATCAACCATACCAGTTTCAAAGTATTCTTTAATAGCGAATACGTCAGCAGTGTCAAGAAAGATTTTCATTTTGTTTATCTTCGTACTTTTTGATAAGGGATATGACATGTTTTCTATCAGTGCCACAGGGGGCATTTTTAAGACAGATAAGTATCAACTCATCGTCAGAGATAGGATCCCTCTGTGTCCAACCATCTTTGTCAATCATTGTACGTGAACAGTACCTACCATTCCAGCACCCTTATGAGGTCCACAGAAGAAAGTATACTCTCCTTCATCTACGAACTTAACTTCCTGTGTTTCACCAGGAGAGAAAAGAAGTGACTCTCTAGAGAGATCAGGTCTACCCTCAACAATGATGTTGTGAGGAGGTAAAGCTTCATTTACAAAAGTGATTGTGTCACCTTTTGTGATGGTGACATCACTAGGTTCAAACACCAAGTTACCACCTGAACCCATGGTAACCTCAACTGCAAAGGCAGGGAGTGCAAGGAAGAGTGTGACTAGGAGAGTGAAAAGAATTTTCATGCGTCGAATACAGTGAAGAAAAAGAATACAGCTCCAAGAGGAACTAAGATCGATACAACAAATACTAACATCTCATAGGTGTATCTACCATACTATTTTAGGCATAAAGAAAGGGGGAGTCAACCCCCTTGTGTGTATTCCCTAATACTCCTCACCTTGTTTGTAGAGTTGTTCAAGTCTTTCCCTTGATAAGTCTACATACATTATTTCTTCACCTGGTTCAGGTGCTTCAGGATGAGGACGAGTAATGACTGGTCTGTCCATCATACTAATAGCTTTGATGTTTGCGTACATCAGAGCAAATGCACTACCAGCGATGATTGCAAACATTACAAAGTAGATGATTGCGAACATGTCATGACCCCAT